TGGATGGACTCCCAAGCCTTGTTCCAATCGCCGGTGAATACCGAGACGATAAACGAGCCAAGACCAGCCAGGATGTCAATCAGGCCACCCACCGCATCGATGAGGGGCGCAATCATCGACACAACCGCATTGAAGGCGCCGCCAATAGCCCCCATTGCTATAGCGACGATGCCAGCGCCGACGGTGCCGATGACTGTGAACAGGTCCTCCAGCCCAGCCAACTTCTCCATCAGAGGAGCAAGGGCTGTCTTGATTGCTTCGAATTTTCCGGGAAGGTCGATTTTTTCAGCAAAGGTCTTGAATACCTCAACAACCTTATCCCAATTCTTAGCCAGCACCATAGCCGTAGCGGCAACGACAACCACTACTGCTCCCAATGGAGAAAACGCGGCTGAAACAACCTTGGTGACTACGCCGAGAAGGCCGCTAAACAGCGTTTTGACCACAGACAACGCACCACCCAGGCCTCCTCCGCCAGCGTTGAAACTAACAACAAGGGCTTGAATAACCATCAGCAGCCCAGAGGCGACTTTTTTTGCAACCAGCACAATGCCACTAAACCCACTGAATGCAGAGACAGCAGTAGAGACAAAGGAAACCAGTTTGAAAGCTCCGAACAGAGCGGCGGCATATACGGCAACCGTAGCAATGTGTTCCTTGTTTTTGACTGCCCACTTGCCAAACTCTTGTAGCTTCGGAGTTACCCATTCAAGGGCTGCAGCAATGGCATTCAGGAATGCTGGAATGATATTCTCAATCGTGTATCCCGCAAGCGGAACAAGCACATTCAGCAGGAACCAATACAGACCTTGACCAACGGTTGCTGCGAAAGGCTTAAAAGCGTCCCACAGCCTCTTTGCGCTGCTGATCAGCGGTTCAAAATTGATAGCTTTAATCGCATCACCAATAGGCTTCAAGAATGCCTTGATCTTATTGGCCATTTCCTCTGCCTTGAGTTCTGCGGCAGCGATCATCTCATCCGTCCATAGACTACCAGTCTCAAGCGTGAATCCACCGCCGCCAACTCCACCGCCACCGCCACCACCGGAACTTTCATCCGGAGGCCGAATGACGTTGAGTTCGTCAAAACCCATCATGTAGTCTTTAAGCTTCTTCGCAGAAGCCCCAGCCTTATCCAGTGCGCTTGTGGTTTTCTTTACACCAGAGGATGCATCGCCAACGTTTTCTGCGGCTCTCGCCGTTGCTTGCAACGCACCTGTTGCCGCATTAGCACTCTGGGTTGCACTACCCAGTCCACTACTCCATGAGGGAGCCTTGATGGTAAAGCCGAACAGCGAAGCAATAGCGTAGATCGCCTTCGTAGCAAGTGAAATCAACGCCTGGAAATACGGCAGTACAGCAGCGATAGCAGGCATAACCAGCGAACCAATCGCCTGTGCCAAGCCCTTCAACTGCTGTGCAAGAGCACGAGAAGAACCTTCAACAGTGCCAAGCTCTTTGATATATGTGCCAACAGTGCCAGACGAATACGCCTGATCAACCATAGCCTTATATCTCAGTTGAGCTTTTTCTGCTTCCGTCATCTGCTCAACACTCTTTGTGATTCCGTTCCTTGCCGCTGTTTCTTTCAGCATGGCTTCCGTGATGGAAATACCAGCACGACGGATCGGCTCAACCTCACCTACGATGGCAGAACGCACTGCCATCATTGCTTCTTCAAACGTATAGAAATCGTTATTCTTTGCATAGATGTCGTATGCAAGCTCCGTCAGGCCAATGGACATATCCTTGATGGCAGACTCCGTAACGCCGAAACCACGGGCAAGCGTTGCGAAGTTACTGGAATACTGCATGAACGCCTGATCGTTGATGTACAGGGCTTCCGACAGCTTTTGCACGTGAGCATATGCTTCATCCACTCGGTCACCAAAGCCCTCCGCGAAACGGGCAGAAATGCCATCCCATTCACGGGCTTGCGCCAACGCATTAGCTAGTGACTGACCAACGGTGTGGATGCCTACTACATTACCGACAAACTGCAACAGGCCACTGGCAGCGCGTCCAATCGAACTAGCCAATCTATTTGAGCTTTTTGCTGCGTTGTCAGTGGCTTTTCCGAAACTTTGAACAGCCTTCGTTCCCTTGCTGAAGGAACTAGAAGTGCTGGACATGCCCTTTTTCACCGCATTTGAAATCTTAGTGATACCCTTGTCTGCACCACCTAGATTCGCAGCAGTTTTCAGTCTTCCGAGTGCAGCAATCAGACCGTCAATCGCCCCTGTTGCACTCCTGGAATTTGACTCAATTCGAATCGACAGACTGTCGATCTGTGTACTCAACTCATATCACCCCTTTGCTTTTGCATCGGAGTGCATTTTCTGATTAAAGCGTTCCGCGAACGCCATCATGGCCGCTTTAGCCTTTTCCTGCTCTTCAGTAAGACCATTTTGCTGAACAACATGCGGAGTTCCAATTTCAATGGGCTGTTTGGGATACTTCGCTTTCTTGTCAAGTGCGGACATGACCGCGTGTCGAATATACACACCATTCAACCAAGCATTGTTGTTATCCCGCTTTTGCCGCAAAATGTCTGCCCTCCTGTAAGGGATGACAAGCTCAGGCCTGCCATCCCAATACAGTTCGTAGGACATACCTATCGACAGGTAGTACGGAAACGCCTCATCGAAGATTTGCTTAGGGGAGAACGTTTGCTCATCACTTAGCGAACGATCTCCCAGGTCGCGTTTCCCTGGCCTTCCGCAGGATCATCCGTAAGCGTGTTCAGAGGCTCTGCATAAAGCTCCACCAGAGCAGAAATCAGGCCCTCCTTGTCACGGATCTGATCATAGATTTCATCCATCAGATCACGCTTAGTACCCTTGCAGTAAGCAGCGAAAGCACCCTGCCACAGCATAGGCAGCATCGTCATAGGCTTGTTGGAAATTTCACCAATCACAAAGCCCTGACGTTCCATAGCCGTTACAGTATTACGGGTGAAACCCAGTTCGTAGTTCTTGCCCTTATAAGAAATCTTCAAAACAGACATTTTTCGTTCCTCCTGTTAATTTGTTTGATTATTAAGTGCCAGCGTTGAAAACAACCTCAGTGCTGGGAGCAATGGAGATGCCGCCCTCGACAACCTCGTCCACGCCCTTGCCAGCCAGGGTCGCAGTGTGACTGCCCTGCCAAGTGAACTTAGAGCCATCAGAGAACTCAAGAGCATAGAACAGCTTCTTGCCCTCATCAGCCTTGACCTTGGTGAAGGTTTCCTTGTCGTAGTTGTAAGTGAAAGCCATGCTATCCATAGACTTGATACCAGGGATATAGGTCTGAGCAGCGTCGCTCATGGTCGTGGTTTCCAGCATGTTGGGTTCACCCATCAGATCGGGGAACTCCTTGATGTCGATTACCTTCGCCACAGCGGACTCACTTTCGCCCCACTTCAGAGTTGCCAGATAAGTGGAAATAGCCATGTTTTGTTACCTCCTAAAAATCATTCCGTCAGAGCGAATTTCAGCTTCAAACGTCGCAGTAATCTGATAGATACTGCTGTTGTAAACATCAGGTGTAGTCGTATAGGTCTTGCGGATCAGATTCATAAGCCAGCAGGCATCGCTCACAGTCTTGAAAATCTTTCGCGCTTGAGCACGCTTCCCTTCACCCGTGCAGAACACCTGAACGCGGTATGTCACTGCGGAAAACGGCTCTGCACCGGAAGTATCAAGCTGTGATGGGACGTTGTACACTTCGTCAATCGTCACGCACGGAAACTGATTCGGAAATCTCACGTTTTCGCCGATTACAGTAACGGGGTCATGTTCAGCGCGAACCACAGTCGCAATCGCCGTAAAAATCTCATTGGACACGTCAATCATCGCGAGAACACCTCCCTTGCAATCTGCGTAATCCGCTCTACGATTTCCTCTCTTGCTTGGTACATCGCCATTGCAGGAGGATTACCGTAGCTGTGCTCACCGTGAGCGAACCACCATCCATACGGACTATCCCAATGGCCTTTGCCATCAGGATATGTACCAGGCCCAACGCCGAATTTACCAGCCTCAGGATGACCAAAACCATACTTCGCGCCTGCGCCAAACTCGATAAATGCAACAGCAGAACCCTCTGCATAAATCACTGCGACGCTGCCGGTATCATCCACACGGACGGAAACATCGTTGGAGCCGTTGTAAATCGCACGTGCGAACTGGAGGGAAGCGACTGTCGCTCCGACTTGTGCCAGCCGTAAACGCAACTCCCTCTCCTTCGCTTGAACCCACTGCTTATACTTCTTTAGTTCCTTGATCGCGTTTTCAACACTCCCTTTATCAAGGGGGTCGACTACAATCGTTTTAGCCATCGCCAGCCACCTCACGAAGGGCTAGCAAATAAGCATTCTTGCTATCCGCAATTTTTACAATTTTATAAGTTTCGCCGTTAAAGGTCACTCTGTCGCCTTCTGCAACAGGACACTCACCACACAGGGAGATCGTCCTGCTGTAGTCGGTGAGGTCACCGAAAATCTCGGTTGCCTCCTCGCCGACCGCAGCACTGACATTCCAAGTAGCCGTGACAGGTGGAGCGTATTCCTTACGAACCTCCAGCGTTTCGTTGCCGTACTCATCGAGAATCGGCACAGTGCTGATAACTCGTTCATAGGTCACTTTGCGACCATTGCGATTAAGCGTCCGCATTCATGATCACGCTCCCCACCATCGGGATAATCTGCTTGAGCAAGCTGGGAGACACATCGCCTGCCTCGTAGCTTCGGCTAATGCCGTTTTCACTATGCGCGGTCTGTCCTTCTGCACCTTGCTTGCTAAACAACTCCAGGGCGATAGCGACTTGTACACGCTCATACTGATAAGGGACAACGGCATCTTTGGGGTAGCCGAACGGGAAACGACGGTTCAGAACAATC